CAAGCACTTGAGCCTAGTGGGTTTATCTCTACTATTGCTAGTGCGGCCACATCTTTGACAATACGTGCCAACGGGCGTGAAATTACTTAAAGGAGCTAGAAATGAAAGAATTTATGATGATTCCCCGAGGCTTTACTGGCTTGCCAATGGATGAGGAATTCTTAACCAATGCCGAGAATAAAAAGAACTATGCAGTTGCAGTAGCTGATTGGAACTATGGCCCTGAAATGCCCACGAATGAAACTGGTGCGAATAAGGAGTTCTACGTAGGTCTGGCAGAAGCGATGCAATGTGATGAAAAAGACGCTAGACGCAAGCACTGTTCAAACTGTGAGTATTACGATAATACTTTTATGGCACAAGTTAAAATTGAGCGTATCCCGATGGCGGCTTATGATAAAGGCGCAGGGTTCAGGGGTCACTGCGAAAAGCTGAATTTTATCTGCAACGATATGCGGGTTTGTCAGGCTTGGGAAGACAGAGAATATGAGGATTGACCTTTTGTCAATTTGTGCGAAAATCAAGCCGCTGAGTTCTGGCATCCAGCGGCCTACCTTTATTAGGAGTTGTGCATGACCGATGGACTGCGAGAGAACCTGAGTAAGGTTTTTATGCTACCTCAACCAGCCGTAGAGTGGCTGATAATGGTCTATGACGCAATTCAAGTCTTTGATGACGTAGCGGATGGCGATCAAGTGGCACGAGAAGACCTCAATGCGACCATTTGGAACACATTGGTGGGTATGCACCAGAATTCATTTTTTATTGCTAATAGCCACCATTTAGTGCCTTTATTGGCAACAATGATTCTCAAGTGGCAAGCCTCTGATACAGCAGAGCGCAACAAGCGTGCAGATGCTAAGTCATTTATGTGGCGTGCTGGGTATTACGATTTGGTTTTGATGGCGGTTTCGCTTGTGCATGGGGCTGGTTTTGCCACTGTGCATGGTCATCATGTGATGGCTTTATATGGCGAGACTTTTGAAGATTACATGAAGGAGTTTGGCGATGCCTGATCCAGTAACAGCCCTAGTCGTTGGTGGAAGCCAACTTATCGGTAGTTCAATGCAAGCCAGTGCCGCAGGCAGTGCCGCAGGCATTCAATCGGGTGCGGCACAAGCAGGCATTGAAGAACAGCGCAGACAATTTGACGCACTTCAAACCTTGCTCAAGCCTTACACACAGGCTGGAGTCCCAGCATTAGAACAGCAACAGGCTTTATTGGGTCTTAAAGGTCCAGAGGAAGAACGTGCCGCCATTGAACGCATCAGTGGTGGTGAGCGTTTCCAAGAACTGAGCAGACAAGGCGAAGAAGCGTTATTGCAAAGGGCATCGGCAACTGGTGGTTTACGTGGCGGTAATATTCAAGCCGCATTAGGTCAGTTTCGCCCACAACTACTGAATCAACTTATTGATGAACAATATAGTCGTTTAGGAGGCATGACAACTTTGGGTCAGCGTTCTGCGGCTGGTGTAGGTGCGGCTGGAATGGAATCGGGTACAAACATATCTAATTTATTAGCCCAACAAGGTGCGGCTCGGGCTGGTGGTGAACTCGGTGAGGCAAGAGCTTATGGTCAACTGTTCAATTTACCAGCACAAATGCTTGGCTTTCAATATGGCAGTGGCAAAGCTAACGTTGGTTTAGGCTTTTAAAGGATAGTCATGGCAATCAATCCGTTTCAACCGCCAATAAACTATGCAGTAGACGTTCAAAGTCCGTTTGAGTCAGCTTTGGGAGGCTTCAAACTTGGTGCTGGCGTGGCTGAAATGCAAGCAGCACAAAAAAGGCGTGAACTTGAGCGTAAAGCATTAGAGCAAGCACAAACAGCACAAACTGAACTTGCAAATTTATTCAAAAACCCGAACGCAACATCAGCAGATTATGAACGTGTAGTGGCATTTTTGCCTAAAGATCAGGCGGCAATCGTCACGCAGGGTTTTGAGAGAAAAACCAAAGAACAACAACAAAATTCCTTAAAACAAGGCACACAGGTTTACACGGCTATTAAGTCTGGAAATCTACCAATTGCTGAAATGCAACTTAAAGAACAAGCCCAAGCACTCAGAGATGCTGGAAGAGAAACAGAAGCACAAGGTTTTGATGACCTTTCAAATTTGATTAGGATAAACCCAACAGGGGCGCAGACAACGATTGCGTTGACTCTAGCTGGGTTGCCTGGAGGCAAGGATTTTCTCGAAAGCGCAGATAAGGCACTTTCAACAGCACGACTTGAAGCCCAAGCCCCAGCAGAATTGCGCCAAAAGAATGCAGCCGCTGATAAAGCTGTAGCAGATGCAACAACAGCACAATCCCAAGCTAAAAATGCACCAGAAAAGGCGGCTGCTGATGCGGCATTAGCAACTGCACTAGCTAATAAAGCAAAAGTTGAAGCTGCATTTGCGGAAAGACAACAACTTGCTACGCTTGAGAAAAGTAATTGGGATGTAAAAAATCTCAAAAGCCAGATCAGTGACCGTTCAGCACAACTAAATTTAAAAACACAAGAAGTCACCGCAACTGTGGCTGAAAAATTAGCATCTATTGGTCAAAAATTAAATGAAATACCAGCAGACACTAAGAAACTTATAAATGAATCTGCTGTTGCAGCGTCAACATCTAAACAGTCCGCTGGTCAATTTAATGATTTAGCAAAACGTCTCGAAGCCGAGGGTGGTGGTTACGGTGTTTTCTCAAGCGCATCTGACTACCTAAAAAGAGGTGTTGGTTTTCAAGGCGGCATGACTCAATTACGCCAAGAATATACACGACTCAGAAATACAGCGGCAATAAAATCCTTACCTCCAGGCCCTGCAACAGACAAAGATATTGCATTGGCATTGCGTGGTTTCCCAAGCGAGACCGCATCAGCATCAGATTTATCGAGTTTCTTGCGTGGCATGGCTAAGTTACAAGACATTGATGCTTCAATCAATAACGCCAAAACAGATTGGTTGACAAATAATAATGGGTCTTTGGCACGAGCCAAGAATACTTTTGTTGCTGGTGACTATGCGGCAAAAGCAGGCGAAAACTTCAATGATTTTTCAACACGAATTATTGATGATGTGACAAAAAAATACGACCCTAGAACACAAACTTCATTGGTCGAGCAAATACCAACTCCTCGAAACCCGCAACCAATGGCGGCACAAAATAATGTGCGATCAGCGGCAGATGCAATTTTGCGTGGAGGCCAATAAATGGCAACCGCAGACGAATACGCAGCATGGATTGTAAGAAACTCCGCTAGACGGGGTACGCCTGAGTTTGATACTGTGGCACAAGCCTATGAAATTGCAAAAGCAGAAGAAACTACTGCTCGTACTCGACAGCAACTTGCTCCTGCGCCAAAACCACCAAGCGTGCTAGATCGTATTATTGGTGCTGGTGAAACCGCTTTAACTTTAGGAACAGCCGCCACAGGCGGTACGGTGGGCACAATTATCGGCACTGGTAAAGGTCTGACAGAGCAAATTTTATCTGGTGAATTTGGCACACCACAAGCCGCACGTGCAGTTGAAAAAGCTGCGGTAGAAGGTGCACAGGCTTTAACTTATCAACCAAGGACAGAAGCAGGCCAAGAAATGGTGCAGGCTACAGGTCAATTTTTGGGTGAAGTTTTACCGCCTGTTTTGCCAACTATTGCATCGCCTACTGCGACCACACAAGCAATGAGAAGTGCAGCCCCAATTATGCAGGCTACAGCCCAGCGTGGTGCGGCAGCTACTCGTCAAGCGGCACAAGCAACTGGACAGGCCATTGCAAAGCCCGTACAAGCGGCTACAACGGTCGTTCGTGAGGCTTTAGGTATGGAGACCCCAACTACACCACCAGCGGCTGGTGCGAGGGTTTCTGTTGGTGCGGCAGCAACCCCAGCAGATTTGCAAAGAGTAACAACTGCCGAACAATTAGGTTTTACTGGCCCTGCTGGATTAACTGCTGGTCAGCGAACAAGAAATTTTGCAGACCTACAGTTTGAAAAAGAGACGGCTAAATTAGGCGAAATTGGTGCTCCTTTGCGTGAACGAGTCAGCAACCAAACAGCAAATTTAATTCAACAATTTGATGCTATGGTTGACCGAACAGAACCTATGCTGGTAGAACCAAGAGATATAGGTAAAGCCGTTAATCAAGCCGTGGTTAATAAGGCTGAAGTTTCACGCAGAAAAGTTCGTGATGCCTATACCAAAGCCAGAGAAGATGGTTCTATGTTAGAGCCAGTTACC